TGCAGACACAAGCGCTTCGCTTGTGAGTTTGATATTTTAAATTACTATATGTGGAGGACGATACCACAAATATTTATACAGACTAAAATAAATAAAAACCTGTTGTTCTAATCACTCCCCAAAGGGAAGTAAATATTAAAAGAGTCGCAATGTTTTGAACTTCTTTTAAAACTATCACACAATTCCTCAAACGTAGGAAATGTGCTATCTTCAACCCAAATATCCCAATTCAGGTCCTTCACCAATTTCTTGAACAGTTCTGTTTTCTCCAAGAAGACATCCTTACCATAAAAGAAATATTCCCTCAAGGCTGTGGATATCACCGAAATACCTTGTGCTTCTTCGGTGATTGTTTTGGATTTGTTCCAAACCATCAACATCTTTTCAATTGAATCGTGATCTAATGGTGCTACCATACATTCTAAATCATCATCTCTTCTCCAAGTTCTCTTAAGGAAAGATGCATCTTTTATGTTTATGAACGGTACACTCTCTGCTTCTTTGTCCGCCATTGTGTAGATAATGTCTAATTCTGCAAATTGTTTGGCTATTGCGGTGTGATTAAACCATGGTGCTTCTTTTTTATTAACAGACATTATATTATCGTCACCATAAGTCATTAGACTAACATTCGATTTGAAACTCTCTACTTCTTTATCAGGGTTTAGTAAGGCATACACATATCTCATGCGCAAGCAATTGACAATACCATTTAATATGACGGTTAGAGGATTCCCAGAGGGATTTGAACCGAATAATTGTACAAGATCACCATTAAAATCCACAGTGGCAAATGCTGTATCTTCTGCTATGCAACGAATAACTTGTATATCTTCTTCAGAATAATTTCCAGACATTTGTAAGAAAAATATTATCACACCGAAAGCTAAAAGAATTTCTTTAGGACTCATCTTCTTATCAAAAGCCTTATAATCACCAGCAACTATAGCATCATCACCATACATGACCACATAATCATACATTTCTTGCCACTCTAATGATTGCGCTATGGTCCCTGGAGCCGATTCAAATGCTAATCTCTCATTCTGAGCCAAACGCGTGAAAGATAACAGATATTTTCTTACAACTATAGTCCAATCGAATGGAGCACCAGTAAATACTCTTGTTTTTCCAATCTTTGATTTTTTATGCGTTACTGGTTCATCTTTCAAATGTGCACAAAAATTAGGATGAGCTTGCTCATTATTTCTGTATCTTGATATGATATCGTCTACTCTATCCATTATTTCATCATCAACTTCTACAGGATCAAGCATACCATGTTGTGGAGGAATTGTATTCATAAAGAATTTTTTACTCATTTTCCAAGGATTTCCAGCACTAGTATTCCTGTTTATTTTGTCAATATAAGCCACTTGCGCACCATTGATTGCCGTGAAATTATCTAAAGGATGTAACATTTGCCTAATTTTTTCAGGATCAACTAATTTCAAAATATCGTTGATATACCCATTGGCACATCTGTCTAGTAGCCCAGAATCCAATGTGGTGATTGGATTAACTAAGTCTTTAGCAGCTATATGCCAAGGTACCCAAGATTTCATTTCAGGTTTTCCATATTTGATTTTGTACTCAGAAGTCAAGTATTTGCTCATAGGGGTATTCACAACACTAGATCCACTCTTTCCTCTGAAATCTGTAAATGAACCGTAAATGTTAGCTGCTCCTTCAGGTAAGTATCTGAATACTGATTTTTTATGTAGATCTCCCACCACACGTTTTTTGGTTTTGCTTGATATATTGGAAAAATCTCCAGAAGAAACATTAAATTGAACCAGTTTATCGTAAATCATATTCACAAAGTTTCCATCAATATTGATAGCGTAAGTCTCACCTTTATTCAACTCATTAGCAAGGAAATGTATTCCAACTATAGAGTATCCATACGCACTGTTGATTATAAGGGGAGTACCACAATCACCATCAATAGTAGCTTCTTCACATAAACCACTCCACAAATTGTTCGTACAATCAATATCAAAACGTGTGTGTTTCACGTTGGAAGAGGGCAGCAACTTAATCTTTTTTACTGGGTTTAAGAAGAAGTTTCCATCTTTCTTTCTTGAGGCATAGAAACCATTGAAGATACCATTAGATTCCCCCAATTGAAAGTATTGTGTTATTTTCTTTTTTGGTGGTAGCGATCTTAAAGTTAAGAAAGCTATATCTTTATTTGGAATTCTATGGACATCGGCCTCACTAATATTAAATTTCATGTTAGCGTTAACTCCAGCATTATGTGTATATTTGATATCTATCGAGCCTCCCTCAGTTAAATCTGGTACAATGTGATTATTTGTCATGTAAATGTGACCACCTAACGCAATAAGTCTGCCACCACGAGTCTCACTATTTTTTCCACCAAACACTCTAATAGAAGAAACATTCTCCCCTATTTTCTTGCAGAACTCCGTGAATTCAATACTTTTGGAAGAGGAACTCTCCCTCGAGAAATTCGCACTTGATAAGTCCAAAGTGTTATTGTACCATACATTTTCTCTACCGTTTAACTCTTCAACCGGTCTTGTTCCAACTTCTTCGGAGACATCTCCTTGTGGCATCATTTTCTTGTAAGTTTTGTACGATACTAGAATCATACTCACAATTGTTGCTAATGGGATAAAGATCTCTGGTTGTTTCATTTTATTGTACATGGTATTACCCACACGTTCCCACATCTCCTTGTTATAACTCTTGCGATAAATATCATTGAGTTTGATTTTATATTCTGCAACATTTCTGTTCATTGTTGTGTAAAAACGATAGAACAGTACAAAACGTTTGTAGTGTTTATTTGAAGTAATTATTGCAAAATAATATCTCACAAAATTCAAATACAAGAGAAAAAGAGTAGAGAATATGCCAAGAGAGCAATTCTCAATAATTCCTTGTGGTTTTACACTACATAAATTATCAGGTAAATTGCAACAAAAACACAAATTCGTCTCTTGTATCAATTTGACACAATTTTGCACTCTCCTTTGATCCTCATTGAACTTGTTGATTGCGCCATCAAACCAGATCAATAGTTCTTTTATGTTTAAATTATCATGAATTAGCTCAACATTTGCATAGTGTTTACCTTTGGAAATTGACACTGGTCTCACCAATTCTACCTTAAAGAACCACAAATCTGGATATGCAACATCAGTTGGAACTTTTGAGGAATTCAACATGCCTCTTTCATCTTTAAACTCTGGTTTCACAACTGGAGTTATGATAAAAGGAAATCTTCTCTGCACAGCAGATGGGCAAGAGAAATAATGGTAAGCATTTAAATTCTTCACATTGGTCGTCGCAACAACCAACTTACCTCTAAAAGGAGTTGTTCCTTTCATTTCTAATGAAGCTTGATCTGGACAATAAGCTTGATTGTTCATAACCTGGATCACAACATTGAGTGATTTGGGATCTCCCAAACTTGGGTCCTCATTAGCAATATCATCCAGAATGACTGTATGTTGAGAAGTAACAAAACCGTCCCAATATTTCGCAGCAGGGTTAACAGTGTATCTAAAAGCTTCTCCACATGGTAAATTTTCATGTTTCGCGAAGTAAGTACACAACATATTGGTTATAGTTGTCTTGCCAATCCCTGAATCCCCAAATATAAGTAAACCTATAGGAGCTTCTCTATTGCTACGGGCTGCGGTCTTCGTGTTCAAATCATCTCGGATCATCAGCATATCATTCAGTGTCAATTTAATCATTTTAATATCTGTCTTATCAAGCCTGAAGGAATGTTTTTCAATATTTGTTAATTTTTCAATGACAACATCTAATCTTCCTCGAAAATCCGATTCAGTGAAACCATTCGCTTCTGGATTACACAATTGATCTTTTTGTCTAACGAGTTCTCTACAATCATCGTACAAATTTTTGTAAGTCCCACCTGAATGGAACAAACAATTTATGTCACCTGTCAGATAAACTTGGTATCCTCGTTCAACAATGAACAATATAGTATCACAAAGAACAAACATAAAATCCGTTTTCTTGTACATTTTCTTTTTTATGGCCACCTCTTCCAATTTGGTATAACCAAAAGTTTCAAAATTAATGCCGAATTTATCGAATATAGACATACTCAATAAGAACATACAGCACTTGTATAATTTGATTACTATTGGACTTTCATTGATATTTTTGTAAGAATTTAGAAAACCTCTGGAGGTTTCAAAAAAATCAGCTTGAATGGATAGATCTTTGAACAAATTTTTGACAAAAGGTCCAACTCGACTGAATAAAGTTTTGACTGTAGATTCATTGTATCTACACTTCAAGAAGATTCTTACAGCCATGTAAATTGTCTGATATCTAGTGTATCCTTCTATTTTCTGCGTTGACATCTGTACAAAAGTAATTATGTCATCAAACAATTTTGGAATATAATCAACATCCAATTTCTTAATGTGTCTCAATATATCTGCATTCAAATGAGGCAAAAAGTAGTTCGTGAAAAACTTTGAAGTGTAAGATTCAGATTCAGCCTGGACAACAAATTTTGACAGATCAACATTTCTATTTGTTGGTGATATGTTTTGAAACATCCCATAATCATGTTCTGAAGAATATAAAAATTCGCCATACAGATAAGATTCAGAATCGTCTTTTTTATATTTGAATAATTCCTCTTCAAGATCCACATTTTCAACGCTAGAATCTGATTCAAAATCAAAATCTGTTAAAATTTTCTTATCATTTTCAAAAATTTCTGGGATTTCTTCTTGCAAAATTTTACTTTCCTGGATTGTAGTATCCAGGGGACTTAGATACGTTCTTTGAAAAGAACGCATTGTTTGTTTTTTGTCACAATAACCATCACAAAAAATTCTATGAATAGAATCATCAAGATGGCGTATTGGTGACATAGGTCCATCACTTTCATAAATCATTTTTTCATCATTATGAGTAACAATTGATAATTTAGACGGAACAAAATGTTCACTTCTACTAGAATCAGTAATTGATT